ACTAGATGGGGTGGCTATGCTGCCCCAACTAGTGCAATATATATAGGAAAATTTTATGCAAACATTTTTACCATATGCTAACTATACAAAGTCTGCCCAAGTCTTAGATGATAAAAGACTAGGCAAACAACGTGTAGAAGCATTACAGATACTTAAAGCAATCTATCTAGATAATTATGGGTGGAAACAACACCCTTGCGTCAAGATGTGGAAAGATTACCCAGAATCACTAATGATGTATATGGATTGCTGTATAGATGAATGGGTAAGACGTGGATTTCAGAATACAATGACCAAAAGCGGTCTAACATCTGCTAAAAAGCCACATTGGCTAGGTAATACAAGACTGCACCTTAGCCATCAATCTAATTTACTACAGAAAGATTATAACTTTTACAAACAATACAAATGGAGTGTAACAGACCACCTAAATTATTATTGGTGCGGTTACAGTAAACAAGATGAAGATTATAACGGACAATAAATTTCTAGCAAAACCCTGTGAGGTTGTACCCGAAGAAAAGTTCCAATGGATACGAGGTATACTACACAGAGAAATGCTAATTAAAACAAATGCGGTAGGTCTTGCTGCTAATCAATTAGGCATACCTTACAGAGCATTCGCTATGAGATTAAATAAAAAAATCATAGTATTTATAAATCCAAAGATTACAGATAGTTGGGGAGATGAATTGTATCTCAAAGAGAAATGTCTGTCGCTCAAAAAACAATACAAGGTACTTAGATGTATGTATATACGAGTTACAGATGATTATCATACAAAAGGACATACAATGGCTCTTACTAACTATGATGCACAGGTATTTCAACACGAAATAGACCATATAAATGGTATAACCATAAAAACAAGGAGTGAACATGGCAGAAACTAAAGTGTTTTGGCTAGATGACTTTGAAGGTCCAGCCAAAGGTGGTTTATTCTATCGTTCAAAGACTGCAATAGACATTGAGGAAGTAGAACAGAAGTTTGGTGTCAAGGTTGTAGGTATAAAACTTGAGCCTGATTATGAATCAGGTAAGAAAAATGGAAAGTCCTGAATGTTATATGTGCGGAGAAGTCCTCACAGATGAATATTGGTCTTGCTATTATGCCTGTGAATCATCAGATGAGAATATATTATGTGGTGATGGTAATTGTTGGGCAGAATGGATGCAAGATAATACTCACTCGCACACTGTGGAGCAAGAAGATGAGTAGTACTAGATACCATCACTTGCTGAATAATGTGCCTAATAACTTTCTTACTAGGTGGTTAGTAGATTATGCTAATCAGAGAATGAGAAAGTCCCAATCTCTATTTAGGTTACAAAGAAGATACAGACGACCAAAGAAAGGCTATGCTTACGACACTTTCGGCAGTATAGTTCCTAGAGATTATTACAAAAACAGACAAGATTATATAGATGGTACAAGAGAACTACCACCTGTATATAAAAGAGCAACAAAGTTCTCACTATATCTAAGAAACAGATAAAGGAGTCGTTATGGCTAAAGAAAAAGCAACGGACTTTGTAGGTATAGCAGACTGTCATGGCATAGAAAGTTTTATGCCCTGCACTAAGGAGAATAATGGAGAAATCCAACTTATGCAGATTAGAGCAGCAGCAAATCCTCAAAGACACGCAGTAGTCTATAAGATTACACTTTGCAAAGCACAAGCAGATGAAGTGTATGATGAACTAGAAACTGCAGCACATAGTGAAGTGGGAGATGGTACATACCACTATAAACAGATAATAAGAAAGTTCAAAACTTGGGACAAGGAATCAGATATGATGATAGGTCTAGGTTATCCACCTGCAAATCTTATGGTGTCCAATAAGAAGATGTGGAATAAAATACCTAACTCCAAGTTAGACCCCTGGAATTAAGATGGCTCAATTTAGGGGAACAGTTCAAGGAAATCGTAGTGTGGCTAGTAGGCTAGGACACAAGACTAGTGGCTTAACTACAGAATGTAATGGTTGGAATATAGGTGTTAGGTGTTTTGCCTATCACGATGAAGAAACAGGTAAAGACGTAATAAGAGTAACTAAAACTAGTGGCTCTGGTTATAGTGGTATTACCGAGACTATAGCAACTATTACAGAAGAGTAAGAGATGGTGCAGAGGACATAAAATCAAACTCTTACTTAGGGTATATGGTAAAGGGTGCTAAGGAGAAACAAGTCTGGACTTGACGAGGCACTTTTGGTAGGTTCGATTCCTACCTGCCCTCAATATACCAAGTGGGTATATGTTTTTTGAAAACTAAATACAAGGAGTCTATTATGATAGATACACACAGACTGCTTTCTTATGAAAAAAGCAAAGCAGAAGAACTCAATATAGTCCTATCATATTTGACAGGTAAACTAAATACTTTAGATAATCTGTTAGGTAATGATGTTGTTGACAAAATATCTTGGTCTTGGCAATCAGGAATAGTGTTTCGTGATTGTACAGAAGACCAAATGCAAACTATAAAAGATGTATTTAACTTGAATGAGTTCAAGAAAGAAATAACAGAGTATAGTGTTACCTTAAGCACTAAGCATATTATAGGACAAACTACAAACAAAGATTCTGTTGAACTTAATATAGAATTTAAGTTTGGTTTGCCTGATAGTTGTGAAGTTGAACTCAAAGAAGAATGGTTAGAGTTAGACCCTGCAGATATAACTATTACAAATGGTAAGTTTATGCAGAAAACCATTAAGAAAGAGGTCAAATGCAATGAGCCTGCTATGATGAAAGCCATTTTTAAATCGCAGGTTGAGAATGGAGTGTGAAGGAGTCCTATTATGTATCGGAGCAGAAGCAGTAGTAACAGTAGTGTTATTTATTGTTATGATAGCGGTGCTAATGGAAACAATCAAGAAAAAGTGAGGTAAATATGTCAGATAGAGAACATATAGTATGGAGACATAACGGAGACACTACGGCAGATATAGATATAGCACAAGAACCCGTAGTTGCAAAGGTATGTTTCTCAGAACACATAATAATAATCAATGGAGTTCGTATCAAACTAGCATTACTACAGAGACTTATACGAGAGTATGAAGAAAATAGTAGAACTGCAAGTAAAATGATGCAACCTCCATTTTAACATAAGGAGACAGATAGTATGGAAACTAATCTAGAAACTAAGTTTGATAATCTTATTACATCTATACAGAATTTTAGAGATGAGATTGTTCAAATGAAAAATGATAACAAGAAACTGAATGATGATATTCAAGCACTAGAGAAAGAAAAAGAACTAGGATATAATTCATTCAATACAGAAACTCATATACTTGTAGCCAAGAAAACACTTGAAGATATAAGAGAGAACCTAGAAGAATCTAGAAGTTCTGCATCTTATGCTAGTGATGAGGCAAGTTCTGCTAGAAGTTGTGCGGATGAAGCCGAAGGTTCGGCAGATTCAGCAATGGAATATGCTAGATATGGTATGGATACAATAGATGAGTTAATTAGAGAAGCAGAAAAGGAGGTAGACAATGGCGAAGTTCAATCTTAAGACTGCAACTCTAGAAGAGATGGAGCAAGAGTGCAAATCATTACAAGGTAGTCAGTTCGGTCATAATATGATAGGATTAATCTGTAATGAAGCCGAAAAGCGATTTGGCGAAGAAGAAGCAGATAGGCTTTTCAATAGGTATCAATACCATTATGGTATGTAATAAAATTCTATCTAGATTGGCTAGGTAGAAGAGAAGAAACAACATAGGTTAAGCAGTATAATCAAGTTGTTATCTCGTCGGACACGATGGGCAGTAGAAATACTGCCTTTTCGTGTTAGAAGGAGGTCTTATTATGAAAGACAGAACATTAAAAAAGATTGTATGGATAGCACTAATGGTATCTAGTATAATCATATGGTATTTTATAATTACAGGAGTGTATAGACTATGGAATATGAATTAGTAGATTGTGAGCATTGTCTAGGCTCAGGAATTGATGAAGAAGAAACTGCATTTGATGGAGAGTGTTTTGAATGTGGTGGCAGAGGCAACTATAAAAAAGTAATTAACATTGGAGGTACTATGGATTACGATGCAGTAATTAAAGTAGAGTGGGCAACCACTTTTGAAGCAGATAGTAAAGTAGATTTTATTAGAAAATGTAAAGAACAATGGAAACAAGACTATAACATAGACTTGACAGATGATGAAATACAAATAATGGAGGATAAATAATGGAACTCGATATGGAAGACCTAGTAAGAGACCTAGATAATGTTATGTTTGATTTAACAGAAGGTCGCATCTATGTTGCAATGAAAGATTTAGAGAGTATAATTTCTGATTTAAAATCACTAGTAAAGGAGTATAAATAATGTTATTCAAGAAAGTTAGATATGATGAAAAGGATATTCCAGAGTTTGATTACGAGGAAGTTCCTGCGGAAGAATTGTATGAAGATGGAGAACTAACTGCTCTCCAAGTAAACAACAAGGTGTTGGACAAGGTGTTCTACACAGGAGAATGGAAACTAGTTAGGAGGGTAGATTGGAATGACAAACGAACTATTTGATTTAATATATATAATAGAACACATAGTATTATCTGTTCTATATGTATTTTTAATAATATGCTCAGTTAAATACATAAGGAGTAAATAATGACAATGAACATAAGTAAAACAAAAATAGATGATAAAGGTAGGATACAACTGCCTAGTCATTTCTTGAAGGCTAATGATATAGAAACTGGCACCTATGTCATAATACAGTCTGTGTATAATAATAATCGTGCCTGTAAATTGGAGTTTGATAATGGAAAGCAAGGAAAATAGAGTAGTACAATCTATTACTAAGTCTACCACTAAAAGACCACATATGGATTGGATAGATAATAAAACTCTGCAATTGACACTAGATATAGTGTGGGATGCAGAAGGTGTATCTATGCAAGATTGGAGAGATATAAGCCAAGCCATAGAAAATCTGTATGGTGGAAATACTTATTGGGAAAATCAAGCCAATGGTAAAGACCTAGTAATTAGGGACTTAACAGATGATATTACAAATCTTAAATCTAGAATCGAAGACTTAGAAAAAGAACGTATAATTCTATCTACTAAGTATGCGGAGGCTAGGGATGAGGCTTTTAGATTAGGTGCTGATATTAGCAAGTTTAACGATATTGGAGAACTTATTAATAACTACCTAGAATCTAGGGCATCAGTACAAGATATGGATGGTAATACTATCTATAAAGAACCAAAAGATAATAAGTAACGATAACAAACAAAAAGGAGATTACTATGGGTTTTGATGTCTATGGTATGAATCCTAAAATGAACAAAAGTAAAGAAGAGTTTAAGACTCTGTATAAGTATGATGTTACGATAGGCGAAAGTGAAGAGGGCAAGAAAAATTGGTCTCTAAAGTGGAATAAATTAGAATCTGCTTCAAAAAGAACACAAGATGCTTATTGGAAACAACACGGAGACTTTGAGGCTTCTAATCCTGGAGTTTACTTTAGGAATAACGTATGGTGGTGGAGACCACTATGGGACTATATCTACAATGCAACAGACTTTATTTCAGATGATGAATGGAATCAAGGTCATATGAACGATGGATTGGAGATAGATGAAGATAGAGCAAAAAAGATAGCGGAATATCTAGACTATGCTTTACGAAGTGGAGAAGTTAAAGACTATGAAGAGCAATACAAACATATGTCTAAAGATTCGGAATATTCTTATCCATTTAGTGAAGACAATGTTAGAGAGTTTGCTATGTTCTGTCACGAATCGGGCGGATTTCAAATCTGCTAAGGTCAAATAAGTAATGGGGCAGAACTCCTCCTCTGCCTCATTTCTTAATTTTATTATTCATATGGATATTAGAGGAAAAGACAAACGAGTCTCACTTGCGGAAAAGATGAGACGAAAAGAAGAGATTTAAATTAATTTTAAAAAAATAAATAAATGTTTTGTTATTATCAAATAATATGCTTATTATTAGTATAATGACAATGACATTAATAAGGAGAATACGAATGTATAAAAAAGATACCACAAGTTACTTAACACAGGACATACCCGTATCACTATGGAAAAAGGTTCGTGCTAAGGTATTAACAGATGATATTAAGTCTGTTGGTTCTGTGATAACATCATTACTTGAGAAATGGGTTAAAGGTAAGGTTAATCTGTAATGAGAGAAATACCCGACATAACTAATATTTATTCAAATTTTTTAAATATTAAGAATGAGCAAAATGTAGAGGAAAGGTATAGCGATGAAAGTAAGAAGAAATACTTTCATGCTTCAAGTGCAGGTATGTGTGCTAGGAAACATTGGTATATGACTACTGATGAAGAGAAATCTAATATTGCAGATGAGAAATCACAACGTGTAATGAGGTTGGGTACAGTAATACACGAAGAGATACAAGGTTCATTGCAATACTTGATTGACCTTAAAGAAAAAGAAAGTAACAAAGAAAAAGAAATATCTGATAATTCTTTAATTAGTACTAATATTAAGACTTATAATAAAGCCTTATTAAAGCATTATAATAGTATCGAGAAAATTTATATGGAAAAAGAGATAATTCTAGAAGACTACAATGTTAGAGGATTTTATGACGTAGTATTCCAAATGGTTAGTGGAGAAGTTTATCTGTTTGACATTAAATCAATTGGTAGTTACCCTTACAAGTTAAAGTTTGGTAGAAACCCAAAGGAAGATGATGGTAATGACCACCAAGCAATGCAGTTAGGTACATATGGAATTGGAGTAGAAAGAGAATTTGGTAGGTTAGATGGTATGTTCTTGTACTACTACAACAAAGATACTAGTATGGTTAAATTAAAGCCTATTGGAATGAATTATATGACAAAGGCAGAAATCTATTGGAAACAACTAAATACGAGACTAAGAGGTGGTCAACCACCTATTGTAGATGGCATATCTCCCGCTCAAAAATGGGAATGTAACTACTGCAATTTCAAAGACACTTGTTTAAACTAAAGGAGAAAACAATGGCAAGAAAAAAGATAGATAATAAAGTAGAAAAAAAACCTAAAATGTCTATAGAGGAAAGATTACAAAATCTTTTACAATCTAGACAACAGATGCAAGAGGGTCTAGTTAAGGTTCAAGGTGCTATCGAGGTTTTATCTGCTATGTTAGAAGAGGAGAAAGATGGCGAAGAAAAGTAAAACGGCAGACCAAAATGTCGTAGTAGTTAATTCTACTGAATTAGAGGCGGTTAAGGAATCTCACGAGTCTGTATCTGCATTGAAAACACCAAAGTATTATGTAAAAGATAAAGGTGGATTCGATTATGTAGATGAAGGATATATGAGAAAAGTACTTAATCAATACTTTCCTATTTGGAGTTGGGAAGTAAAAAAGTATGAGTTCATTGGAGATAAGGCTATAGCAGTACATGGTAGACTTACTATCCAAGATAATGGAGTCGTACGATACTTCGAGAGTGTTGCTGCTCATAGAGTTGCAGTATCTCGAAAGGATGGGAACTACACCGATTTAGGTAATGACCTAAAGAGTGCGGTAACGGATTGTTTTAAAGTATGTGTCAATAGGCTATGCAATGTTGCTGATGATGTATATAGAAAACAAAACCTATCCTCAGAACAAATAACAAACCTAGAAAACCTATCTAAGACTATGGAAGACTCGGTTCAACGTAAGGTGGTAACATCTATAAAGAACCAACAAGTCAATCCATCTAACTATGATGATTGGGTTACTAGATTAGAGCAAATAAAAAACAATAAAGGAGAAAGTGATGAGTGATATTAACACACTACTAGATGATACGAATAACACGTCTGTAACTTATTATGATGAGTCTATGGACACACCAAAAGCATATATGGGAGAGGGAGAATATCCCGCTCATATTACTAAAGTAGAAACTGCGGAACGAATGGTAAAAGGACAATACAAGGCTAAGATTTATAATTGTACTGTAACCTTAGCACCCGAAACCGCAACTAGAAAGTATATATGCCCTACTGCGGATGGTAAAACTGTAGAGACTAATGGTTCTGATTTTGTTGGAAGAACTATACGTTCTCAAGGAGTATTTCAATTCTTACACCCTGCACCTACAGATACGTTTGATGCAAATCCAGGCGGTAATAAAAATTATTTAAATTTTTGTTCTGCTATCGGAGTTGAATGCCCTATTAAAGAAGTAGAGATTGATGGCGAAAAGAAGAAAGTAAAGGAGTTGCCTAATTTGACAGAAGATGCTATATTAGGGAAGCCTATTTTGGCTACAATCAAGAAAGGTAAGCCTTGGACAGGCAAGGATGGTAAGACAAGAAATCCTTTGGAAGTTAAATGGTTTACGGAATGGAAAGATGGAAAACCTATAGCAGTAGATTTGGTAGGTAAGGATGATGAAGATATTCCGTTCTAAATCCAAAAGGGATTTACAGAAAAGAACAACTATGAGAAAAGTAAAACTTGTCAAATTACTATCTTACCTTTATAGTATTAAAAAGTCTTGCAACCTAGTTGGTATAAGCAAGGCAACATATTATAGAAATAAATAGTTTTTGCTAGTTCCCATACTACTAGCCTCTAGTAAAGAAGAGGGATTGATTAATTTCAGTCCCTCTGTGTTCTTAGGGGGAAAGGATAATATGAGTTACAAGAAAATAACATTAGCGAACTTTGACAATCACAGGAATACTACTAGTGTTAAAGAGTTTACTTATGCAAAAGAGTATAGAAATATGCCAACAGATAAAAGATGGCAAAAGGCTGCTTTAAAAGCATCTAACAATGGAGAGTGTTGGTGGGTATATAAATGGATTATGTATAATAGATAGGAGATTTATGAAAAAGGTAACTAACAAAGAATTACAGAAAGATGTCGTATCAATGTACAATGCTACAAAACAAACTGTAGATAATTTACTTTTTACTTTATGGAAATATATAGAGTGGAAA